TACCGGAGCCCATGTAGCCCACCTTCGCCTTACGGGCGCGATCGACGAACGCGGTCGGATCGGTGGCCGGATCGGCACCGTCGTTGTAAATGACGTACAGGTCATCATCACCGACGACGGTGCCGATCCGGCCACCGATCCGACCGCGTTCGTCGATCGCGCCCGTAAGGCGAAGGTGGGCTACATGGGCTCCGGTATGCCGACCTTGTTCCTGTCCCCGAGCCTGCACGGCGAGCTCATGGTGCAGCGTGATAAGGTCGGCCGTCGTCTGTACGACACCGACGCCTCGCTGGCGGCTGCCATGGGTGTTTCCGCCATCGTCGAGGTCCCCGTGCTTGAAGGCTTCGAGACGACCGAGGAGAGCAAGGTTGTTGATGGTGTCATGGTGAATCTGCGCGACTACACCATCGGTACCGATCGTGGCGGCGAGCTGACCCAGTTCTCAGACTTCGACATCGACTACAACCAGCATAAGTACCTCATCGAGGCTCGTCTCTCCGGTGCGCTGACCATGCCGAAGTCCGCCGTTGTGCTGACCCACCCAAAAGCGTGAGCCCGTCGGGTCCGACCGTTCTGGTCGAGCCTGTAGCGGGCACCGAGACCAAGTATGGTAAGAAGGTCTCCGATCTTCAGGATGATGTTGTCATCAACACCAATCGGAAGATCGATGGCACGCTCCATTATGTGACCGGATATACCGAATTCAATAGCTCCGAGCCAACCGAGCAGGAAGGTAATTACCTTGCACTTGATTTCTCGGACAATTGGCTCGGCGATACCGATCCGACGACGTTCACGGTCGAGCTCAAGGGCGGAAAGAAGGGACCGGTGACGTTGACGGATGGTGATGCCTTCTGCGTCTTCCGCGTGACCAATCCTAACACTCAGAGCATCGAGGTGGTATCCACCGATTCCACCGGAACGACCACGGTCAGGTATTCTCTGAAGGGTCTTACCTTGGAACCGAAGGCCTGAGATCGCCATGACGAGGTTCTGCGGGAAGATCGGATTCGGTATAACTGGAGAAACCTCGCCGGGCGTTTACGAAGATCGGATCTATGAACAGTTATATTTTGGTGACGTCACGAGGAACTCGAGGCGACTCGAGGTCTCGGACGCCATCAATCCGAACATTACCGTGAACAATCAGATCTCGATCCTCGCGGACGCGTATGCCTGCGACCATTTCTTCGATATAAAGTACGTATGGTGGATGGGGGCGCGCTGGACTATTTCCGAAGTGGAAGTCCGCCGTCCCCGTCTTATCCTTACCCTTGGGGGAGTGTATAACGATGGGCACGAGGCTACAGCTCCATGATATTTTAACCGATATCATGGCCGAAATCGATCCAGCATATGCTAACGGCCATGTATATTTTCAGCCGCCTTCGACAATTTACATGAATTATCCATGTATTGTCTATGAACGCAATACGGGTGATACTCAGTTCGCTGATAACTATCCGTATATTTTCAAGCTTCGGTATCAGATTACCGTAATCGATAAGAATCCGGATAGTTTGATTCCGAACAAGGTTGCCGCATTGCCGTTATGCACAATGGATCGGCATTTCGTCAGCGACAATCTTCATCATGATGTATTCAATTGCTATTTTTAAGGAGCTAGAATGGTAGCACTTACTTGGGATGATACCGGCAAGCGCCAGTATGAGATGGGTACGGACCATGGCGTGCTGTACCCGATGACGACCACCGGCACCTATGGCACCGGTGTGGCTTGGAACGGCCTGACCGCCGTCACCGAGTCCCCTGATGGCGCCGAGGCGAATGACATGTACGCCGATAACATCAAATACGCCTCGCTGCGTTCCGCCGAGACGTTCGGCGCGACGATCGAGGCCTATACCTTCCCGGACGAGTTCATTCCGTGTGATGGTGGCGCCGAAGTCACCGATGGCGTGGTCTTCGGTCAGCAGTCGCGATCCAAGTTCGGTTTCTCGTACCGCACCCAGATCGGCAACGACGTCAAGCAGGATGCCGGCTACAAGCTGCATCTGGTGTACGGTGCCACCGCCTCCCCGTCGGAGAAGTCGTATGAGACCATCAACGACTCCCCCGAGGGTATGACCTTCAGCTGGGAGATCGATACCGATCCGGTCTCCGTGGAAGGCCATCCGGAACTCAAGCCGGTGGCGTCGATCACCATCGATTCGACCAAGGTCGATAAGAGTAAGCTCGCCGCGCTTGAGAAGAAGCTGTATGGCGACACCACCGGCGAACCGACCCTGCCCCTTCCTGGTGAAGTCTATACCATGATGCAGGCGTCAGAGGCCTGACGGAAGTGAGATGCGCGAATGCTCGAATTGACGGTTGAAGGTGAACTCTACGACGAGTCGGAGAACGAATTCATCACTGTAGGACCGCGAATCGTTCGATTCGAGCATTCGCTTCTTTCCGTTTCAAAATGGGAGTCGATCTGGAGAAAACCGTTCCTTGACGACGAATCCAAAAGCATCAAGGAAACGCGGTCATATTTTCGTTGTATGGCGATCGATGATATTTCGGACACCGAACTCGATCTGATCATGCTCGATCATTTTTCCGAACTTAATCATTACATCGAATCGCCACAAACGGCGACCACGATCAATCACATGTCCAAAGGACGTCGTTCATCATCCAAGGTGACGTCCGAACTTATCTATTATTGGATGTTTTCCGCTGGAATACCCGCGCGACCATGCGAGACGTGGCATCTCAGCCGTCTTATCGCTCTGATCGAGATATTTGGAGTCAAGAACTCGCCGAAAAAGAAGATGGCAAAGTCTGATATTTCGAAAATGTACAGGGAGATGAATGCCCGACGTCGAGCGGAGACTGGGAGCAAGGGATGAAAGGAGTAATCATGGCATTAAACGGTATTGATATTTCCAGTTATCAGGCGTGGCTTGATCTTTCTAAGGTTCCTTGTGATTTCGCCATCATCAAGGCGACGCAGGGTACCGGTTACACCAACCCGGATTGTGTCCGAGCGGTTGAACAGGCCATGTCTCTCGACAAGGGAGTTGGCGTCTATCATTATATTTCCGGCGGTGATGCGGTCGCCGAAGCAAACTTCTTCATTGATTCGATTCTTAACTGGATCGGCAAGGTGATGATCTGTCTTGACTGGGAACTCGACCAGAATTCGGCATGGGGCAATGAGTTCTATCTCGAGCAGGTGATCAATCAGGTCATCGCACGAACCGGTGTTTTTCCGATGATCTATGCGCCGGCATCCCGTTACAATCAGGTCGCTGAGGTCGCTAAACGTCATAACTGCGGACTGTGGATTGCGCAGTACGCCGATATGAATCCGACCGGGTATCAGAATACACCGTGGAACGAAGGCGCTTATACCTGCGCCATCCGTCAGTATTCGGGCTCTGGTCGATTGAACGGTTGGAATGGCGATCTTGATCTTGATAAGTTCTACGGCTCGTTGGACGACTTCCGGAAGTATTACGGCAGTTCGTCGAGCGCTCCGTCCAAGCCGTCAACCTCGGGTCCGTCCGGCACCACACTTCAGCTGGCGACGTGGACGATGGAAGGCCAATATGGCAATGGTGCGGATCGTAAGAAGAATCTTGGATCCCGATACGATGAGGTGCAGAACTTCATCAACCACATCGCCTCCGCCGATGTCAACACACTCGTCAATGAGGTCTATGCCGGTATGTATGGCGACGGCTTGACTCGTCAGACCGTGCTCGGCTCCCGCTATGACGAGGTCCAGGGTGCGATCAACGCCAACTCCGCGCAGTATTACACGGTGCAGTCCGGCGACAACCTGGGTAAGATCGCCATTCAGTTCGGCACCACGGTCGATCAGCTCGTGGCGTGGAACAACATTGCCAATCCCGATCTCATTTACGCCGGTCAAACCATTCGAGTCAAGTAGGTCAAAATGAGGGTGAAATTCGAAGTGTCTGGCGGTTTCACGAAGACCGAGCGGTTTCTCAACCGCATGAAGCGTCGTGAATACCTGAACGTGCTCGATGAGTTCGGCCGTGACGGCGTTCAGGCACTTCGAAACGCCACCCCTGTCGATTCCGGTGCCACGGCCGAGGCGTGGGATTACGAGATCAAACGCACCCGTAATTACACCGAGATTGTTTGGACCAATTCCAATATCAACGACGGCGTTCCGATTGCCGTTATCCTCCAGTACGGTCACGGCACCGGTACCGGAGGCTATGTCCAGGGTCGTGATTACATCAACCCGGCGATCCGACCCATATTCGATAAGATAGCCGAGAAGGCTTGGAAGGTGGTGACTTCTGCATGAGCAGCATCGACGAACGCGTCGTAAAGATGCGTCTTGATAATAGCCAGTTCGAGCAGGGTATCAACAAGACCTCCGGTCTTCTCAGCAAACTTAAGCAGGCATTAAACCTCGACAAGTCGGTCGAATCGATCAACAACGTCGATAAGGCCGTAAGCGGCGTCAGCTTTAATCCGTTGACCTCCGGTCTTCAGGGAGTCCAGTCCGGCTTTAACGCCATGGGCGCCGTGGCGTTCTCTGTGCTCAACCGCATGACCAATGCGGCCATTGATGCCGGGAAGAGTATCACCAATGCATTGACCGCTTCGGTCCGTGACGGTTTCGCCGAATACGAGACCCAGATGAACGCCGTGCAGACGATTCTGGCGAATACCCAGTCAAAAGGATCGACGATCGACGACGTCAATTCGGCACTCGACACGCTGAACACCTACGCCGACAAGACCATCTATAACTTCACGGAGATGACGAGGAACATCGGCACCTTTACGGCTGCCGGTGTTGATCTTCAGACATCGGTGGATTCGATCAAGGGTATCGCCAACCTTGCGGCTGTTTCCGGTTCGAGTTCCGCTCAGGCCTCTCAGGCCATGTATCAGCTGTCCCAGGCAATCGCCGCCGGAAAGGTCCAGCTTATGGACTGGAACTCGGTGGTCAACGCCGGTATGGGCGGCGAGGTCTTCCAGAATGCCCTGAAGCGCACTGCCGAGAACTTCGGCACCAACGTCGACGGTATGATCCAGAAGTACGGATCGTTCCGAGAATCGCTGACCGAGGGCGGATGGCTCACTACCGATGTCCTTACGGAGACGTTGAAGCAACTTTCCGGAGCGTATACCGAAGCAGATCTTGTTTCTCAGGGCTATACCGAGGAACAGGCCAAGCAGATCGTCCAGTTGGCCAATACGGCCGAAGGCGCCGCAACCGACGTCAAGACATTCTCTCAGTTGATCGATACGACAAAAGAAGCATTGGGATCTGGTTGGACCAATACTTTCGAAATCATATTTGGCGACTTCGAAGAAGCCAAGGAGCTATGGTCTGGTGTCGCCAATGTTATTTCTGATGTCGTTAATCGATCGTCGGAATCGAGAAACAACCTTCTCCAGGGATGGAAGGATCTCGGTGGAAGAACCGAACTGATCAAAGGCCTGTCCAACGTCTTTGAATCCCTCGGTAAGGTGTTATCGACCGTCGGTAATGCATTTCGGAAGGTGTTTCCTCCGACAACGTCTCAGCAACTTATGGATATTACCAAGGCGTTCGCTTCGTTTACGGAAAGCCTCGTTCCTTCCGAATCGACGCTAAACAAGATCGGCCGAGTTGCTGAGGGCGTCTTCTCCGTCTTTGATATCGGCGTGCAGGCCGTCAAAGCTGTCGGCGAGGCCATCTCCACGGCATTCGGATCTGACAGCATGGGCAGTTTGCTCAACAATCTGCTCGATATCGCCGCCGGATTCGGAGATTGGCTTGTCGGACTTGATAATTCGATCAAGCAGTTCGGCATATTCGAAGGAGCGGCCAAGAAAGTAGGAACATCCGTCAGTAATGTTCTTGGTATGTTCAGTTCCTTCACCGGTAGAATCTCGTCGATGGGATCCGCCATCAGATCTATCGCTTCGACAATTGGTGATACTCTTGGCGGAGCGTTCGAACGCGTCAAGAACGTCATCAGTAACGTCCTGACGTGGATCACCGACAACATCTCCGGCGGTGATATTTTCGCCGGCCTCGCCGGTGGTGGCATCTTCCTCGCTGCACGGAAGATCGGCGGTGCGTTCGATAAGATCAAGGAGGCCGTTGAAGGCCTCTTCGGTAACGGGGCTGAAAAGCTCAAGAAGGGTGCTGGCGTATTCGATGAGATCCTAGACGGTCTTCAAGAATCGTTGAACGCATTCACGGGAAGCGTCAAGGCGTTTACTCTTGTAGAGATCGCCGGATCCATCGCGCTGCTTGTTAACTCGATGGAGAAGATCGCTGCCCTCAGTGGTGGTGAAGTCGTTGGCGGCGTTTCGGCCATCGGCGGCATGATGACCGAGCTTAACCTCAGTCTTAAATCGATCACGAAGACGGTGAAGGGCGTTAAGACCACCGATCTCATCAAGACCGGTGCGGCCCTCATAGAATTCGCGAAGGCTGTGGACATGTTGGCCAACGCCATGTCCACGATCGGTAATCTCAAGTGGGACGAGATCGCCAAGGGCCTCACCGGCATGGGCGGCGCCATGGCGGAGCTCGTCGCTGCCGCCAAGGGTCTGAGCTACGCCAAGGTCGATCTCAAGACGGCAGGCTCGCTTATCGCCATGGCCCAAGCGGTCAAAATGGTGGCAGATCCGCTCAAGAAGCTCGGTAACATGAGCTGGGATCAGGTCGGCAAGGGCCTATCTGCCATGGGCGGCGCCCTGACGGAGATGGGCACAGTCACTGGTCTGCTCGGCCGATTCGGCAAGCACAACATTTCCGCTGCCGTCAGTATGGTCGTTACGGCCAAATCCCTTGGTGATATCGCCAAGGCGTTCAATTCGTTCTCTCAGTATAGCTGGGACGAAATCGGACGCGGCCTATCTGCCATGGGCGGTGCTTTGGGCGAAGTCGGGCTCGTTACCGGCGCCTTGGGCAAGATTGCAGGATTCTCTGGAATTCTAGCTAGCGGTTCCATTTTCATTACAGTGCAGTCCCTTGATGATATCGCCAAAGTATTCGGTGAATTCACTCAATACGACTGGGGCGAAATCGGACGTGGTCTGACGGCCATGGGTGGTGCTCTCGGCGAGGTTGGACTCGTCACTGGAGCCCTCGGAAAGCTCGCGGGCTTCTCAGGCATCATCGGTGGCGGATCGATCCTTATCACAGCGCAGAGTCTCGGCGACATCGCATCGGCGTTCGGATCGTTCACTCAATACGACTGGGGCGAAATCGGACGTGGTCTGACGGCCATGGGTGGTGCTCTCGGCGAGGTTGGCGTCATATCCGGCGCTTTGGGTAAACTCGCTGGTTTGTCCGGAATCATCGGATCTGGCTCCATAGTTCTTACTGCTCAGGGTCTTGGGGATATCGCCAAGGCGTTCAATTCGTTCTCTCAGTATAGCTGGGACGAGATCGGACGCGGCCTTACCGCCATGGGCGGCGCTCTCGGCGAGGTCGCGGTCGTTAGCGGTGCATTGGGTAAACTCGCTGGTTTGTCCGGATTGATCGGAGCCGGCACGATCAACCTCACCGTGCAAGGTCTTGACGAGATTGCCCAAGCGTTCAATTCGTTCTCTCAGTATAGCTGGGACGAGATCGGACGCGGCCTTGTTGCCATGGGCGGCGCCATGGGCGAGGTCGCCGCCATATCCGGAGCGACGGGTGCCCTGACCGGAATCGCTGGTCTGATGGGTGCCGGTACGATTACACTCGCTTCACAGGGCCTGATCGATCTGGCGACCGCATTCGGTAAGTTCGCCGAATTCAATTGGGATGAGATCGGTAGGGGTCTGACGGCCATGGGCGCCGCGATGGGCGAGACCGCGCTTGGCGGCCTGCTCAACACCTTCTCCGGATTCGGTGCCGGTGCCATCGAGCAGATGGCCGCTCCGCTCGGAACGCTCGCTGATTCCATTAAGAAGTGGGAAGGTGTGGCCGTTCCGGACGATCTGGCCGATCAGCTCGGAAGGATCGCCGATGGCGTAGGCAAGTTCACGATGGCTGGATGGGGCAGCGATACCGTTGCCAACATCGCCCAGCCGATGAACGTCCTCGCTGATGCGGTGGCCAAGTGGTCGACGATCGAGTTCCCGACCGATATCGCAACGCAGCTTGGCTCATTGGCCAATGGAGTCGAGGCGTTCACACTGGCCTTTGCTGGTGGATGGTCGCTCAACGCCGTGGTCGGTCCGCTTGGAGCGCTCGCCGATTCCGTTAAGAAGTGGGACGGTGTTGAGGTTCCCGGTGGCATTCAAGGCAATCTTACCGCTCTTGCGAACGGCGTGAAGGCATTCACGCTTGCATTCGCCGGCGGCTGGTCGATTGATGCCATCATCGGCCCCTTGGGACAACTGCCAGGGGCCGTTAAGAAGTGGGACGGTGTTGAGGTTCCCGGTGGCATTCAAGGCAATCTTACCGCTCTTGCCAATGGTGTGAAGGCGTTCTCGCTTGCATTCGTCGGTGGATGGTCGATGAATGCCGTCATTGGCCCCTTGGGACAACTGGCAGGGGACGTCAAGAAATGGAATGGCGTTGAGGTTCCTGGAGGAATTCAAGGTAATCTTACCGCTCTTGCCAATGGCGTGAAGGCGTTTACTGGTATCGGATCCGGAATCGCGGAATCCATGTCGAATGCCGCTTCCGGGATTCGAGCCATTGCCACGGCGGCAACTAGTTTGTCGGCGGTAAACCTGTCTGATATATCGACCCAGATTTCGACGTTCGTAAGTTCTCTGAATACCAACACATTACCGACTGACGTTTCGGCGTTCGCAACTCAGTTGAGTTCTGCCATGACCACGTTGGGTAATACGGTGTCGACCAATGCCGCCGCTATCAGATCGGCCTTCTCGTCGCTTCGCACCCAGATAACCACTGCAATTTCGGGACTCGGATCGATCGTCTCTTCGAATATGAGTTCCGCATCAAATGCGGTATCCTCGGGTGCGAGCATGATTTCGATCGGATCAAGCGCCATCGGAGCTGCGTTCAACCGAATGACGTCGATCGCAAGAAGCCAGCTGACGATATTTTCCAATACCGTTCGTTCGTCCCTCACTCAGGGGGCTTCTTCGGTTCAATCTTCTGCGCCTCAATTCCTTTCGTCTGGCAAGCAGGTAACTGAATCGTTGACTAATGGTTTGAAGACCGGTCTGAATCAGATTCCGACCATGTTCAATTCGACGATCAGTTCCGCGGCTTCAAGCATTCGATCGTTTAGAAGTTCGTTCTATTCTGCTGGAACCTATGTCGCTCAGGGATTCGCATCGGGCATCAGTTCTCAGATAACTGTCGCAGCCGAAGCTGCTGCACGACTCGCAAACGCAGCGTCCTCAGCAGCAAAGGAAGCGCTTGACATTCATTCGCCTTCGAAGGTGTTTGGATGGATCGGCGAAATGACGGTTGATGGATTTGTTAACACGGTTAACGGAATGGCAACCGATGTTAGAAAGTCCGGATACGGAATGGCCAAGTCGGTTATAAACGGCTTCAACGAGCTCGACACGTCAGGTATTTCCGATCCGTCAATTCGTCCGGTAATGGATCTATCCATGGTCAGACGTCAGACATCCGACTTGTCTTCCATGCTCAACATGTCGACAAATCCGATCAAGGCCGATATTGATTTCATCGGTCGTTTGGATCGTCAAAATGGTGGAGATTATCAGGCTAGGATGTTCGATCGTTTGATTTCCGCAACCGATAAGAATGCAAAGGAACTATCGGATCTTCGTAGCGATCTTTCGCGATACAACGATTCGATTGCCGGCCAGGAAACGGCCGTGTACGTCGACGGCAAGAAACTGGCCAGCACCATCGCCAAGCCGATGAATCAGAAACTCGGAGCATTGTCAAGGAAAGGACGGTTGGCATGAGCTACCCAGACCTGCCTCATAACACCATCATCCTGAATGGCGTTGATCTGGCGACCCGTTTCGGAATGATTCTGTTGGATGGGTATACTCTATCGCCTCCGGAACCGAAAATCTATACGCTCGACATCCCCGGATCGGACGGTTCGATCGATTTGACCACCGCTCTGACCGGGGATGTGGCGTATTCCAACCGAAGCCAGGAATTTACTTTTCTGATAGCGAACATCGACGACTTCGAGGAGCGCAAAACCCAGATCAGCAATTTCCTTCACGGTAAGTCGTTCGATTACAAGCTTACCATGGACCCCGACTATACCTATCACGGTCGGTTCACCGTGAGCAGTTATACCTCGTCGTACTACGCCTATCCTGGCCTGGTCGGGTTCGTCGACATCTCGATAGACGCTGATCCATACAAATCCAAGGCTGATCGCGTATATCGGATGAACGCCATCGGTGGACATATGTACAGTTTCGAGAGTGGAAGAAAGCCGATTCGTCCGGTCATCGAATGCTCGAATCCGGTTGTCGTGTCCTGGAATGGAACCGAGACCCTCGTTCCCGCCGGAACATGGCGTCTGAACGACGTGCTGTTCACCGAAGGCATGAACAATCTATACATCAACTCCGCGCGTCTCTACCGAACGTCGTGGTCGATGCTTACCGAAGGCGGAGAGAGTCCGAAACGATGGTCCGAAGTCTCGGACATGCGTTGGGATTCGTTGGCGATGCTCGGTATGAACGCGAATGAGATTCCTTATAAGTGGGGAGAGCTCTACGGTAGGACGTGGACCGAATTCGCCGAGACGCCGTGGTCTGATCTCAACTGGATTCCGGAGGACATGTCCTCGGATCAATTCGAAAAATACATCGTATATCTCTCCTACGAGTGGAAGGATCTGTAATGGCCAACATTACCGAAAATATGAATCTGTCAATCATCGATCCGAGCGATTTCGTCGATCCGACGCCCATCAACGATAATTTCAAGATCCTCGATCAGCTTGGCGTCGACTACATAATTGAGCAAGGGCAGTCCGGAAACTGGTTCTATCGAAAGTATAAAAGCGGAACCGCCGAGTGCTGGGCGCGAATCAATTTCGCAGCGACGACGGCTTCTGGAGCGGTTCAGAGCGGTTTCCAGTTTCCGTTCGCGTTCTCCAGCGCTCCGGTGGTGGCGATCACCTGTGGTGTTTCCGGACGAAACGACGCCTATCTCCGATATGTGGAAGCTAACACCACTCGTGTGGACTGCTACATCAATAAGAACGCCAATCAGAATCTTACTCGTTGGCTCTACTGTTTCGCCGTCGGAAAGGTGAATTGACATGTACGTCGTCAAGTATGGAACGCGGTATCTTCACGATCCGTTTTCGGACGAGGCAAAGCTCTCGGATATTTCGTTGTCGGCCCAGATCAACGCGTCTGGGGACTGTTCATTCACGATGGCTCCGAATCATCCACTGTATAACGACATCCAGGTTCGGAGCCTGTCCGATCAGGTCTTCGTCATGCAGGACAACACCATTCTCTTCGATGGTTATATTTCCGGCTATGACGACGACTTCGATGGAACACGAACGGTAACGTGCAGCGGATGCCTGTCATATCTTGGCGACGTATGTCTTAGGCCTTATTCCACGATCAGGGATCCCGAAGACGGATCTGGTGTCCTATACGCACCGGAAAGCATCGACGGGATGTTCGAATTCTACATCAGTCAGTACAACGAGTATGCGGATTCGTCGAAACAGTTCCTCGTCGGTAAGAACGAGGGAGCGGTTCTTTCCACGTCGAATCAGATATCGGTCGAGAGCTCCGATTTTCCGACGGTCGCTGATGAAATCACCGATGTCATCCTGAATCAGTTTGGAGGCTATCTGTTCGTACGGCATTCCGGGAACAAACGATACATCGATCTGTTCTCGGAATGTGTCGACGTCAACGCCCAGATCGTCGACTTCGGCGTTAACATTCTGGACTTCACCAAATCGGTGGATCTATCGGATTTTTATACCGCGATTCGTCCTTCGGCAACGGTAAACACGAATAGTGACGACGGAGCCGAATCGAGCACCGATATCGACCTTACCGGACTTCCCGACAACGAGAGTCCGTATCCCGGACTGATCAAGAAGGGCGATGTCCTGTACAATCAGGAGGCTGTCGAAAAGTACGGATACGTCGAATACGCCGAGGATTTCGGCGAAGTTGCCGACGTTAACGAACTCGTCGAAAAGGCGGCTTCCGATCTGAAAGCCAAATCCAAGATCCTTCCCACGATCGAGGTCAAAGCCATTGATCTTTCTCTGTATCAGGAGGGAAATACGCCATTGGTCCCCGGCCAATTGGTGCGAATCCGAAGCGTACCTCATGGTATCGATGAGTACATGTTGCTCAATTCCATGGACATCGACGTGAGCGATCCGAGCCAAACCACCTACACGTTTGGTATACCGATCAACACGTTGACCGGAGAGCAGAGCAAACGTGTCCAGGAGCTGAATGCGAACATCAATCATTCGCTGGACGCCGTCGGCGCGCTTGATCAGGCGACTAAGGATCAGGCGGTTCAGATTGGCAACATCGAACAGGTGGCCAACGACGCCTCGGAGAAGGCTGATAACGCTCAGAACACTGCAAACAATGCGCAGAACACGGCCGATAATGCTCAAAACACTGCAAACAACGCGCAGCAGACCGCCAACTCCAATAAGCAGGAAATCGACTCCATAAAGGACACCCAGACCGAGTACGAGAAGCAGCTCGAACAGATGCAGCAGGGCGTCGCCGACGCGACCGAGGAGATCGGCCATGTCAACGAACGCATCGAGGGCATGAACTCGGAGATCGAGTCCGCGAAGTCCGACATCGATTCACTGCGCTCCTCGACCGAGACGGAATTTCAAAATGTGAAGCAATCCGTGTCCGATGTCCAATCCGATGTGGACGTCGTGACTCAGAAGGCCGCCGATCTCGCTTCGGATCTCGACGGAACCAAGGCCACGGTCGAACAGGTCACCACGGATCTTGGTGAGGTGAGGACCACGGTGTCCAACGCGGCCACCAAGGCCGATCAGGCGTTGCAGGTCTCCACGTCGGCATCCCAGACGGCGACCGAGGCGAAGACCACGGCGACGTCGGCCTATCAGGACGCCCAGTCGGCCCTCACCCAGTCGAGCACCGCCTCGCAGACCGCGAATGCCGTGAAGACCGAGCTTGAGACGAACTACTCGACGACCGACGAGATCGCGGAGCAGTATGCTACCAAGAGCCTGGTCGAGCAGACGAGTCAGTCGATCACGAGCACCGTCGAGGCCACCTACGCCACCAAGGCTACGGTCGAGGCGCTGGAGAACATCGCCAACAACGCCGTCCAGACGTGGATGGGTTCCGGGGTCCCGACACTGTCAAACAAACCGGCCTCGGACTGGACCACCGCCGAGCTCAAGTCCCAGCATTCCGGAGACATCTACTACGATTCCGACACCGGATATTCGTATCGGTTCGGTTCACCCGACGGAAGGAACTACTCGTGGTCCCTCATCAAGGACACAGATATCTCCAAGGCCGTGGCCGACGCCGCCAAGGCGCAGCAGACCGCCGAAGGGGTGTCCGACGAGGTCACTCAGCTGAAGACGGACATCCCCGCCACCTACGCCACCAAGACCGAGGTCAAGCAGACCACGGACTCGATCAAGTCATCGGTCTCCGAGGTCGCCACGACGGCGAACAGCGCCCTGAGCAAGGCCACGACCGTCGAGCAGACCGCGAACGGCCTTCAGACCACGGTGACGGAGCAGGCTAAGAAGCTCGACGGCGCGGTGACCACGATCTCTCAGGTCTCGCAGAAGGTCGATTCGGTGTCAAGCACCATCACGCAGGTGCAGGGTGACGTGGATCTGGTGCAGAGCACGGGTCAGGAACTCGTGTTGAACGGAGGGTTCGAAACTGGAACGACGTCCAAATGGGCAATGACAAACAATTCGTACTCTATTGGCACTGATTCTCCGCATTCCGGAAAATACTATCTTCGGACGACAGGCAACAATCTAGATCAAATAAATTCCGATGGATCTTTTTATATGATACCAGCAATCGTCGGACATACGTATCGAATGAGCTGCTGGTTCAGAAGGAAGCAGATCGGTAGTACAGCTCCTATTGGCGGTTTACGATTGCAGAAGTCTAGCGACGGAGTACATCTATTAGACTTGAAAACCTCGGATTTCGGCAGTGGTATAGTTGATGATTTTGTTTACAAGGAAATTGAAGGAACTGTCAATTCCAGCGATATCAAGTTCATCCATGCCCGAATCGCATTTATAAATCCAGGAACATGGGATGTCGATGATATCTCCCTCAAGGACGTCACCGATCTGAATTCCGTTGAATCCACCGCCAATTCCGCCCTGTCTCAATCCTCCCGTGTGGAGCAGTCGTTGGATTCATTCAAAACCAGCGTGTCCCGCGACTATCAGACGAAGACGGACGCCCTGTCACAGAAGTCCGAGCTGGAACAGAACATCAACTCGTTCAAGACCACCGTGTCGGAGACGTATACCACGAAGACGGAGTTCGACAATCTCCAGATCGGTGGGACGAATCTGATCAGGAATTCCAATTTCAGCGACAGTTGTTCGGATTGGTCAAACTGGGGTTCGCCATCCACTAGAGAAATCGTTACGATCAACTCAAAGACATGGGCACATATCGTCACGAGCAAACAAGCATATAACGGATATCAAGGATATCAACAGAGAACGTTGGCTTCACAAACCATACATGGCGGAGAATCATATACGTTCTCGTGCCTTGCCTATGCCGGCGATTCCTCCTCGTCGAAATTCACGGTTGGGATTCATATGTGCCTGTCCAACGAACAGATACTCGACCAATTTTGGCATACGGATGACACTTTGGGGAGCGATCCAAAACGAATCGTTTACACTTTTGCGATTCTGAAAAATTGCGAACAATTTAATGTCATGGTTGGATATAACAAAACGGATTCAGTTCAGAATATTTATTTCACTGACATTAAGTTGGAAGTCGGCGCCAAACCCACTGATTGGTCTCCAGCACCGGAGGATCTTCTCACCGATGCTGAAGCCGCCAAGACCTATTCCACGAAATCCTACGTCGACCAGACGGCCCGTACCGTCAGCCTCGGCGTGGTGGAGGAGTACAAGAACGGTCAGCACGGTTCGGCTCTGGCCACGCAGTCCGACATCACCGCGGCGACGGACTCGATCACGAGCACGGTGAGCCAGACGTATGCGACGAAGAACGAGTTCAACAACCTTCAGGTCGGTGGGACGAACATCGCCCGTGACACACAGGCTTTCGGGCGTAACGGAGTCTCCTCCACCGAGGAGGGATATCTTAAGAATTACGTTAATCGGACCAACGGAACGTATAAGGGCCTGACGGTACGCAACATCATATCGAGCGACGAAACCAATATGATTGTTTGCGAATATCTGGTCACGAACGTTAAACATTCCGAATACTACACCCTGTCGTTCTGGGCGAAGGGATCCGGAAAGATTCGTGCGTATTTCTACGGACCAAGTGGTTATATCGCTGCAAAGGCGGTATCCGCGTCAAATGGCAGTGGGAATACTGCCTTTAGCAATGGAGCATGGAACATGACCGTGTCGTCGTCATGGCAGCGATATTTCGTGGTTTACCAGACGGCGCCTTCCGGTGGCACATCCACCGACAAGTACATGCTGCTGCGTAACGACAACGATATGGAGTCGTGCGATGTATGCGGCGTCATGATCGAACGTGGCAACAAGGCATCGGATTGGTCGGCATCGCCGTTGGATGTATCGGCGACCTACGCTACCAAGTCCGAGGTCAAACAGACGTCGGACAGCCTGACCGTGAGCATCGAATCCAACGTCAGCCAGATCAGTTCGGTGGCCACCGAACTTCAGAACACGAAGACCGCAGTCACGGATCGTTTGGAGGATGTGGATACATCGATCGGTTCGGTTTCCAATCGTCTTGACGAGGAGATCGAAACCCGATCAGCCTATATGAGGTTCGAACAGACCACGTCTGGAGATCCGTTGCTGGAGCTCGGAGCGAGTTCGAGCAGCAGCAAGGTTCGACTGACCAACGAGAAACTGTCATTCGTCTCGAACGACAGCGAGGTCGCCTACGTGAGCAATGATCGTCTGAACATCAACAACGCCACAATCAATAACGAGCTCGTTATGGGCAACTTCGTGTGGATCCCTCGTTCGGACGGCAGCCTCAGCCTGACTCATATCTAAAGGAGGAACCATGGCAGATGCCTACGGTGGCGTCGTCAACAATTGGCGATGTCACCTGAACTACGTCATCGTTCGAGAGGACAACGGAGGGGCCTTGGTCCGTTCCACCGTATATTTCCAGGCGGTGAACAATTGGCAATTCAATGGTCTCGCCGGCAACTTCGGCGCAACTGTCGCCGGACAAACCGCCTCCGCGTCGACGGGCGGAGGCATCAGTGTCGGTCCGAACGGCCAGCAGAACATCGCCGCCAAGGAAGTGTGGATCACCAAGGGCCGTAGCGCCCAGAACGTGTCGTGTTCTGGATACATCAACATCAACGGATACGCCGCGGGTTCGAGTTCCGCCAACGGCACCATCTCGATCGGCGCGAAACCATCGCATACGGTGAGCTATAATGCTAACGGAGGAAGCGGAGCCCCCGGAAACCAGACGAAATGGTACGGCGAGGTTCTCATCCTATCCTCAACCAAGCCAACGAGACCGAATTACGAATTCCAGGGATGGGCGAAGTCGGCGTCAGGTCCAGTCGAATACCAGCCGGGAAGCAAATACGGTCTGGATCAGAACATTACGTTCTACGCGATATGGAAGCAGTCGTTCGTGCCGCCCACGATCGCCGACCTGTCGGTCGATCGATGCGACGCCTCCGGAAACATAACCAGCCGGGGAACCTACGCTAAGGTTTCTTGTTCGTGGCGCACGAGCGATACGAACGATAGTTCGAACCAGGGACAGAATCTGGTCGTCAAGATCGCACCAACCGGAGGAGAAGCCAGCACAGATTCGAATACGATCAGCGGAAAAAGCGGGACCTTCAGCAAGGTATATCCGGGGATTTCTGAAAGCAGTTCGTATATGGTCGAGGTGAAGGTCACCGACAAGCACCTGTCCTCGATCGTCTCGAAATCTCTTCCCAAATCCACGTATATTCTCGATATCCGAGCCAATGGTCGAGGTCTGGGGATTGGAACCACGAGTTCGGCCGATGATCGGCTCAACATCGGATGGAAGACCGAGTTCGAGCAGGAAGCCACCATGACGCAGAGGTTGAACGTCCAGGACGGTCTGAATTTCATGGGATCCGCAAAGGGAGGACTGGTTACCGGAATCCATTTCGGATCGAAAGTGATCACCCCGGGTAGCACTAGATGTTGCTTCATTCCGCGATCGGAGATCGAAGCCAATTACGGGGGATATCATACAGGCGACATACTTATCTCCATCAACGGGGATTATAACGCCAACCCGCTCAACATCGTTAGCGTAGACTACACGCCGGATGGATGGAACATTAATTTAGACGCGTCCAAAGGTAGTGTCCATGCGCCTATGAGAGTGAATTTCGCACTACTGCAAACCAGATTATGAAAGGAAGAACATAATGGCAACCCTTGATTTACGTCCCAAAATCGGAAGTATCATGGATCGTCTTCTTCGTCTCGGTATGGTCTACGATCATGAGATCAAGAACGACGACTCCACGTTCACCCAGTACTGGATGGACTATTCGAAGAGTCTCCGCGCCGAATACGTCAAGCCGACGGAGACCGAAGTGACCTTCACCGACATGGATATCCTGATCAGCAAGACCGTGTCAGCCGAGGAACTCAAGAGCATCTCTTCGGTCATCACATGGCGGAGTAAATATGGTGCTCCAGGAACACCGGTGGATTCGGGCACCTCGGGCGACGATCTCAATCTGACCTGATCCGTCCGATGATATTTCCCTCCTCCGAGCGCTTCCGCGACGGGCTTTTCATCCTTTCCCGTCCTCGACAGACGCCCGGAGGAGAGTTCTTTTATACGCATAAAGGATACATCGAAAGGAGTCAATCATGCCCATGCCTCAGTACAACGGCCCCATGTATTCTCAGGGCCCTACGGCGGTAGGTCCATACAATTTGCAGGGCTATCAGCCGACGTTCGGATATAATCCGCAGCAGACCTACATGCCGCAGACACCGCAGCCTGATCCTTCTCAGGCGCAGCTGGCCGATTGCTGCTGCCAGAACCGCGAGGCCATTTCAGGCGTGAACTACAACATGGCGACCAGCACCAACGCGGTAACCACGGCGATCTCCAACGCGGCTCGCGATATCACCGAGAATCAAAATACCAACTACCGTCAGCTGCATGACGAACTGGTGGCCTACCGTATGGAGGATAAGGACAACACCATCGCGGAGCTGCGTTCCCAGGTGAACGCCCTTAACCTGTCGGCCTCCCAGTCCAACCAGAACGCATATCTGGTCGCCCAGCTGAAGACCCCGGCTCCGGTTCCGGCCTACACGGTGCCGAACCCGAACGGCTACTACGGTGGCCAGCAGAACTGCTATCAGTCCTGCGGCTGCTGAGCCACGGAAAGAAGGTATAACCGATGATTGTTCTGTCGAATTCCGCCGTGGAGGTTATCCCCGTCGGCGGGACTGTTACCTTCAACCTGACGGTGGTCCACACCGGATGCGACCGCAACGGCTGCGGCGGGTCCGAGTATCATCGCCAGGGGTCCGGAGCCGTTCGGTTGCGTGGCCGAGGGAACCGATGCGGCCAGGCGAGCATCTTCGATCTGAGCTTCAACGGCAACGTCACCAGTGGCACCGCGGGAACCGAGGTCCAGCTGGCGATGACCATCGACGGCACCCCGTTGGCCGAGACTGCGATGATCGAGACCATCGGCACCGCCAATTCGTACCAGAACCTCGCAGCCCGGACATATCTTAAGGTGTGCCCAAGCGAGGACGTCACGCTGTCCGTGACCAACACCGGAACCGAACCGGTGACCATCGACGCGAACGCGGCATTCACCGCTCGCAGGATCGCATAAGGAGGCTGCCATGACGCATATGACTAAGGATCTCGACGGCATCTGCGACATGAAGGACTCCCTCATGCGCAAGGTCCGCGGGAAGATGGACGATCTCGACGTCGAACGCAGCACCATCCAGGACGTCCAGGGCATGGACATGATGATCAACATGATCCATCACCTGGCCGAAGCGGAGAAGTGTTGCTGGGAGGCCTGCTACTACAAGACCGTCGTCAAGGCCATGAAGGAAGGCGACGATCGAGAAGACCGCGACGAGGACGAAGACGATGACGAGGAATGGATCGAGCATGACGACATGCCGAACCGCAATCGCACGTCGTCCGGTCGTTTTCGTCGCGGGAACACGGTGGGCCGCCGATATCCCGGCAACGAACGTCGCGACTGGGGCGGTGACATGGGCTCCGATGGCGGTACGCTCCAGCATGGCGACATGACGACCATGACCCCGGACGAGCAGCTCAACCACCTCAAGATGGACGTCGAAACCATGTGGAGGGACGCCACTCCAGAGCAACGCAAGCGCATCAAGGAGAGTCTCACCAAGTGGTCGACCACGTTGACCGTTTGATGCGGAGGTGACTGAATCGATATGAACCCATGGGTCCAGACGATCGTCACCGTCGTATGCTCAGTGTTCGCTTCATCTGGACTCTGGGCGTTCGTCACCACGGTCATCAACAATCGCAAGAAGAAGGACGATTCGGAGGACGAACGCGTCGAGGCCATCGAGAAGATGGTGCGAGGTCTTGCCCACGCCAAGATCGTGGAGGTCGGCAAGCATTATCTGGAGCAGAACCGCATCACTCTCGATGACCTCGATGAATTCAATCACTACCTCTATTACCCATACAGCGCCATGGGTGGAAACGGCTACGCCAAGAAGGTCGCCGAAGAGGTCAACAAGCTTCCGCTCGATATCGTTGAAACAAGAAAGGAGGAGAGATGACAGATCAGAATACCGAACCGACTCCTCCGGAGTCGACCGATGAGGTCTTCGATCCCGATTTCGTCCAGCAGGAGATCATCCCGCTGCTCATGTCGGACAAGACGTACGACATCATGAAGTGGATCGTGCAGTATATTCTGCCCGGTCTTGGCGTGCTGTACGCCATCATCGCCGGCGCAACCGGACTTCCGTACGCGGAGGTCGTGCTGGCGGTCGTGATGGCCGTGGACTGGTTCCTGGGTATCATCCTGGGCATCAGCACGAAGCAGTACAACAAGTATATCGCCAATAAGTGATATTTCCTTTCCATAAGGTTAAGAGGTCGTGATCATATCATGGCCTCTTAATTTTTGGCCTTCGCGCCCAAAACATGCCTTATAGTGAAGCAACCGAACAAAGGAGAACACTATGAAGTTCGAATCACAGCATCGGAACATCAACAAGGCGTTCGATGACAATATCGACGCAGCGTTGGCCAATATTTACGGAGCGGTCGATGACAATCACGCCCGCATGGCCGTCGATGACCTCAAGGTCTTGGTAGAAGCGAAGAAGATGTATAACGAAGATCACAACGCCATGATCGCGAAGGTCGTCGGGGTCGGAGGGACGTTGGTTTGTCTGGGACTGATGTTCGCATTCGAGACCGACCACGTCATTACAACAAAGGCGCTGAGTTTCATTCCGAAGCCGAAGATCTGACAACAGACGTTCAAATACGAACGGAGATTCAGGATAAGGGTCCATGGAAACATGGGCTCTTATTTTCTCGCGTCCGAAACATGGACTATAGTGAAGGATAATTCATTATAGTAAGGAGTTACCATGAACGACAACGAAAACAAGATGAACAACGTCAAGCAGTTCATCAACGAGCACAAGACCGGTTTGATTATCGGCGCTTGCGGAATCGTCACACTTGCGTTCGGTGCATATTGCTATCGTTCCGGCTATCGTTCCGGAAGGATTGATCAGTATAACACCGACGCAATAGGATGCGCAATGCAATTTAATGAAGCCTTGAAGACGCTCGATGATGAAACGAAAATGACTGTCGTTAATGCTTTCAACGCCGTTGCATCAAACACTTTAAGCAAGTAATGTCAATTACACCAACGATATAACCTCATGGAAACATGGGGTTATATTTTTCGAAAGGATTGTGTTATGAAAAAGAAATATGGAATTTTCAACTTCCTGTTGGACCTAGTCCTGACCGGTCTCACCGGAGGGTTGTGGCTTATCTGGATCTTGTTCCGTTTCCTTAGAAGAAACTCATGACTCCATGCGTGTATAGGATCGATTATGTCTTCGAACGATATTTTCCGCAATATTGGAGCGAACGGCTATGTTTCCGAATTGATGGATGGAACCATATGGTGGTCGGGACCAAATCTGGACTGCTGTGCTATTTCACCGTCAACCATTATTACGGCGGAACGGATGCAGACTTCGATTTCTTCGTACACACCGGACCGAAAAGAAAGAAGGCGATCATGAGCGATTATGTCCATATTTTCCTCATCGGTCCACAGGGATCGGGAAAGACCACACTTGCCAAGGAATTGGAGTGTCGTGGGTATGAACAGATCCTCGCATATACGACCAGGCCTCCACGGGACAACGAGATCGAAGGCGTCGACTATCATTTCGTCACCGACGCCGAATTCGAGGACGCGTTTCTTAATGGGGAACTGACCTGTGTGCGGACATATTCCACCGTCTTTGGCGTGTGGAAATACGCATTCGCATGGTCGGATCTTTATCGCGCGGTGGATAGTGTCGCCGTCATCGATCCGGAATCATATTTACGCATCTATGACCAGATCGAGAACGTCTTCGGTATATATCTTGACGTGCCCAATGATGTCCGGAAGGCGCGACTGCTCATGCGTGGAGACGATCCCAAAGAGATCGATCGGCGCATGCAGGCCGATGCGATGGACTTCACATCGATCGACATGTGTTTCCGAGATGTCTGCAAGATGCGGATCGGCATGGTCCGACGACCGGACATCGAAGCCGATCGGATCGAAGGCCATGTCCGGGAGTTCCGCAGTCGGATATTTCGCGGCGAAAACATGGCATATGATGAAGAGTCAAACCTCTAGGAAAGGATAATATCATGAAAGAACAGTTCGAGAAGGCCAAGAAGTTCGTGGTCGATCACAAGTACGAGTTCACCGTTGGCGCGATCGTCGTCGGAGCCGTAACGGCTTTGGCGGTCGTCAAGTGCATCGGCGAACCGGATGAACTGATCGATGTCACCGAACCGGAGGCCATCGAGGACTCTTCCGACGATGTGGATTCCACGTCTGTCGAGGAGTGACATTTTTCAATGCCGTAAAGGCGCTGCGGAAACGTGGCGCCTTTATTTTTCTAAAAGGATTGCAATGAAAGCCAAGATCGGATCTTTTATCGTCATGACCTGGATCATATTCATAGCCGTTCAGGTGCTGTTCAGGAATCGTCGATATTTGAGAACACTTCCGAAAAGCGAACGAAAAGAAGCGTTTCGTTCGATGCTCAAGGAATCATTTTCCAAAACATTCTACGGCGATATGACTTATGAAAACAAAAGGAGCAACCAATGAATCTTGAATCCGTCAAGGATTTCATCAAACACAACGCGGGTACGATTCTGACCGTCGTATCCTGTGCCGGTGTTGTAGGTACGGCCGTATGTGCTGCCCATGATGCCGTCAAGGCCCGCGACGTCATGCTGGAGATCGAGATGGAGCATGATGATATGCCGAAGAGCGAAGTCGTCAAGCACGTCGTGCCGTGTTATATTTCCACGGTCCTCATGGCCGGGGCGACCATTGCATGTGTCATCGGCCATCATCAGATCTCGGCCGGAAAGATCGCTGCCTATGCATCGGCATACACCATGGCCACCAAGGCCGCATCGGAATACCGGACCAAGATCGTCGAGGAACTCGGCAAAGAAAAGGCGCAGGAAATCGATGATGAGATCTCCAAGGAACATATTTGCAAAAACCCTCCATCCGATCAGGATCTGATTCCGGGAATCGGTGATGTTCTGTGCTACGATCAGCTCATGGACCGATATTTCCATTCCGATCCGGAATCCATTCGCAAAGCCGTGAATGATCTCAACTACGAGCTTATCAACGGTCCCGGCCTGTGGGTCAGTCTCAATGAGTTCTATGACAAACTCGGTCTCGATCCTGCTCCGATCGGCGAGGAGCTCGGATGGACCATTGACGACCGACTCAATGTTTCGTTTTCATCGATGCTTTCCGATAACAACATCCCGTGCCTGGTCATGCGGTTCTCCACAAGTCCGGTGGCGGATACGACACGCAGGTACTGATTCGTGATGAAATCATGTCATATAATGAAGTGATTCATTAACGAAAGGAACTACAATGAAGGAATCATTTGGTGACGCTCTTGGTAATGCCATCGTCAAGAACCTTGCGAAGAACGCCGATGTCGATCCGAAGAAGATCGCCGTTGGTTTGGTAGTCACGGTAGCCGGAACGGCGCTGACTGTGGTGACCAAATCGGTGACTCAGAAGATCGTCGTAAACGCGATCCGCAAGGCGAATGACCAAAGGCTGGAGACCGAGAACAAAACCGAGGACATTCTCGAATTGGACGACGAATCGTCCGATGAAAACTGATAGACGTATAGGCTCATGGAAACATGGGCCTATATTTTTCAACCATAACAACCATATATTCCAGAAAGGAACCATATCATGATTAAGAAGACCGTCACCTACACCGACATCGATGGCGTCGAGCAGAGCGAGACCTTGCTCTTCCATCTCGACAATAACGATATCGTCAATATGTTGAAGAACGGTAAGCTCCAGAAGCTATCGGATGACCTTTCCTCCGACGACATGTCGGTGAAGACCACAGCTTTGGAGAACTTCGTCGACATGACGTACGGCTTCCGCTATGAGGAGGAAAAGATCGACAAGAAGACCGGAGCACGTCGCATGGTGCCTCGATTCCGTCACGCCACGCCCGAGGAGATCGAAGAGTTCCACAAGAGCGAAGCCCATGGTGAACTCATGCTCTCGATGTACACCCAAGATGGAGTGGCCGATTCGTTCGTAACCACGCTGCTACAGAACGTCAAGGGCTGATCGCGATATTCTCATAAACTATAGTGAGGAGGGGGATCCACATGAGATCCTCTCCTCATATTTTTCGAAAGGAGTTCCATATGGCGGAAGTAGACAAGGAGACCTTCGACGTTTCGAGAGAAGCGTTGGGGATTGAACAGGACACGGGCGAACCAAGTACCGTCGACAAAGTCGTAAAAGGCGAAGTCGTCCAAACGAAGAAAAACAAGGTCCAGAAGGTCGCCGAGACATTTTTCGGCGGCGATCTTCGAGACGTAGCATCATATGTCGTCAAAGATGTCATAATTCCGGCTGCCAAGGACATGCTCTATGACACCGTATCCCAGGGATTCAGTCGTTTGATTTTCGGTGAGATTCGTCCGAGAAACAACTCGGCAAATCGAGGATATACCAGCTATTCATCGATGAGTCGAGATCGTTCAACAGGAAGACGTGCGATCGAAGCCCGAAACCGTAACGACTTCGATGATATTACATTCCGGGATCGTCGTGACGCCGAGGCGGTCATGGACACGTTGCGGGATACCATCGATCAGTATGGTCTATGCAGCGTGGCGGATCTGCTCAAGGCATCCGGTATATCCCCAAGATATACCGATTACGACATTGGGTGGAGCGATCTGGCACGGGCGAGCATCGCACGATGCCGTGATGGCTATGTCCTCAATATGCCGAGAACCGAGAGCTTGCGATGAGCGCATCCGAAGAGCGGCATATTCTGGAAGCGTGGCATTCCAATCCTTTGTGGAAGATGAAGGTCGATAAGATGAGTGACGAGCAGGTCATCGTAAAACTCGACCTTCTCCGCAGAGCCAGAGAATACAGGAGGACTCATCATGGCTGAGTTCAGCACCTTCGAAAAGACGGGTCTGTTTTCCATCGATAAAAAGCGATGCATTTCGGATAAGGATCAAAAATCGCTCCGCATCTGGAAGGATCGCGTCCGTCGATATTTTTCCAAGATCGATCAGGAGGCTCTCGACTATCGAGTAAACGATGACGATACCGGCGTCAAAGTGCTGGAAGACGATGGAACGATCTTCGAGATCACCATCGACAAAAGCACCAGTGTGGCTACGGCGCGTCTCTGTCCCAGCGACGAACCGTGGTCATTCGAATACTGAACAATATTCTCGGAGACGTTCCGGAGATCCCCGAGATCATATTTCAACGTAAAGGAATAAACATGAGCGTAAAGGAAACCATCGTACGTTTCGGCAACAAGGCGTTGCTGCAACTTGACAAGCATTCCCCGCAGATTCTCGTCGGCGTGGGCATCGTCGCAGGTGTGGCCGCCACGGGCTTCGCGGTATATTCCACGATGAAGCTGGATACCGTTATGGATCATCATCAGAACAAGATGGTGGATATTTCCAAGAAGGCCAAGGAGGCCGAAAACGACGACGAGATCGTCTACGACAACAAGGCGCAGAAGCACGACAAGACGATGGTCTATGTCGAGACCGGAGCCGAGATCGCCCGTCTATATCTGCCGACGATCCTGCTGACAGGCCTGAGCGTCGGATGCGTGCTGTCCGCACATCATATTCTGGATGGACGGTACATGGCGGCTGCCTCGGCGTTCACGGCCGTATCCAAGGAGTTCTCCGACTATCGAGGCCGTGTTCGCAAACAGCTCGGAGAGGACAAGGAGCGCGATATCTATCAGGGAATCGTCGAAGAGGAAATCACCGACGAAGAGACCGGAGAGACAAAGACCGTTCGCCATTACGACAAGGACACGATCGACCGTGAAGGACTGTCCCGATATTTCGACGAATACTCAATCTATTGGGATAAGACCAATCCTGATCAGAATATCGCGCATATTCGCTCGGTTCTCCACCAAGCGAACGATCAGCTCTATGCCAACGGTCATCTGTTCCTTAATGATGTGTATCGCATGCTTGGAATCGAGGATAGCAAGGAAGGTGCAGTCCTGGGATGGATCATCGATGATGAGCATCAGAGCCCCTTTGTCGATTTCGGTGTGTTCGGCGTGAATAGCGACGATCCGTGGGATTATAGCAACGCTGAACCATGGGACGGCAAGCTTGGCATCCTGCTGACATTCAACGTGGATGGCATCATCTACGATAAGATCTAATCGATGATATTTTCGGGACGGTCGTCTTTATGATGGCCGTCCCGTTCGTTTAATCAAGGAGTATCCATGAATCTCAAGACCATTGGGTTTGTAGTGGGCGGATTCGCCGCTGGTGCCGCGACGGCGACCGCTGTATTCTACTTCGGTATATACAAGCGATATATTCCACTGAAGGACCTCGAACAAGAGATCGCCGATCTGGAACGTAAGAAGCATGAGCTTAACCAGCAATTCAAAGACAACCATGAGAAGTTCGTCAACGTCAAGCGGTCAACCGACGAGGCCATTAGGCGCAAGGAGGAGGAGCTTGACTTCTACGACGATCAGATCATCGAGGTGAAGAAGGAATGGGAGGCAGTCAAGGCCGCCAAGACGTATGGCAATCCTAAAGTCACCGAACAAAAGGATATTTTCGATGATCCCGATGAACGTGGTGATGAGCTCGATGATGACCCCGTGGACATCGACTCCGACGAGTCCGATCGAGATAATATCATCATCGATGACGGCGTTCCGCGATGGGATGGTCCCCTTACCGATGACGAACAGCGTCAGTATGACGAGGCGAACGGGGACGAGCGCATTGAGCAATCAATCCTCATGACGATCAAGGCGCGTCGCTGGCATCAGTCCATCGATGATGACGAATCGAGCTATCAGATCTCCGAAGAGGATCACGAGAACGCCCCGTGGTTCATCGATACGGAGAATCTCGATTACTGGGTGGACGATGACGTGCTTGCCCGAGGAATGGAGATCGTTCAGGACCCGGATGCCATCATCAACACCATCGTGCTCAACAGGTTCGGAAGGTTGTCGCAGAGTGGTGATCCTAACGTTGTGTGGTGCAGGAATGATATTCTGGAGACCGACTACGAGATCACCCGGCATGACGGATCGTATCAGCACGATGTGCTAGGTATTCCTGAAGAGGAGTCATACCGACCCAAAAAGAGGTTCAATTCCACTATAGCGGCCGAAATGGAGGAGGTCAATGACCGGTAATTCATCGCCATTTTTCAGCGCATCGTATATTCAATGGCTACGCCATCGTGTGAATTTCGACGAATACGTTGATCTCAGTATGTCTCTTGCAGCCATACCATTCCGTTCCAGTGTCATGATGGATCGGAATCGGATATCCGACGGCGAGTCGTTACGTGATGCATACACACGCCGAACCGGATATTCGTTGGCTGGCGGTATGCGAGGATGCTCGGTCCTTGAGTTCCTCGTCGCCTTGGCCGAACGGGTCAACGATGTTCTTGCCATCGTCCCGGTCGACGAGGCGTTCTCCATGTTCCTTGAAAACATGAATCTGACACGATGCTCGGATGACTGGTTTCTCGACCAGAGAGATCCGGAGTGTTATATTCAGGACCGATGCGACATCATGATGGATCGACAGTACCGACCTGACGGATCGGGTGGTGGACTCTTCATCGTTCATGATGACAAGGATATCCGCCCATCCGAATGGTGGTGGCAGATGCAGTATTGGCTCAACGAACAGCATATTCCCGACATGTAAAGGAGGCGAAGATGGATCAAGTGCAGGTGCGTGTCAAAAAGGCAACAAAGGGCCATGAATCCATATTCGCCGATCCGAAGATGCGAGGGTATCACGATCTGCTCATCAAGGGTGGATCGTTTTATGCGGTGTTCGATCCGGATAGCCATCTCTGGTCGCAGAACCTTCAACGCCTTGGCGAGCTGATCGACCGTGATATTCAGGAGTTCGCTGACTCGTATGAGTCTCCGGACGGTAATGAAGTGACCTGCATGCTTATGCAAAACACCTCCAACGGTTGCTGGAATAGGTATATTTCCGGACTGCGCAATCTGGCCGACAGTGATGCGGTGCTCAATCAGCGAATCATATTCGCCAATGACACTCCAAAGCGCGAGGACTATGCCACCGTGCAACTGGAATACGCGATATCCGAGGGAGACACCTCGGCATACGACCGGCTCATGAATACGCTATATGCCCCGTCCGAACGTGAAAAGCTCGAATGGGGCATCGGCTCCTTGGTCGACGGTAATGATATTCAACGCATCCAGAAGATGTTCGTCATCTACGGTGATCCAGGAACCGGAAAGTCGACGATTCTCAATATCATCGAGATGCTCTTCCCTGGATACATCGCATATTTCAATGCGGAGGAACTCGGCAAGGGATACCAATTCAGCACCGCGTCCTTCAAGAACTCTCCACTCATCGGTATCCAGACCGATGGCGATCTGAGTCACATGTGGGACAACACCCTTCTTAATCAGATCGCTGCGCATGAGAAGATCGTGGTCAACGAAAAGGGTGTCAAACAGTACACCGTTCCGCTGAAGACGATGTTATTCATGGCAACGAATAAGCCGGTGAAGATCACCGACGCCAAGTCGGGCATCACAAGGAGACTGATTGATATTTATCCGACTGGTAACACATTGGCGCCGGATGATTATTTCGACTGCATGAAGCAGATCGGATTCGAATTGGGCGCCATTGCCTATCATTGTCGTGAGGTCTACAGGAAGCTCGGGGTCAACCGATATTCCCAGTATCGTCCAACGGAGATGATCGCCAAGACGAATGATATTTACACATTCGTTCAGGACAACATCGACCTCATGGACATCGATGAGCCAGTGCGTCTGGCCGATCTGTGGCGTGCCTATAAGGAATGGTGTGAGGAAGCCCACATCACCGACGTCATGAAACGCTCCGAGTTCATGTTCGAACTGGCTTCATATTTCGAGAACATGGATCGTGGAGCAAGTAAGGCAGTTACCTATCATGGATTTCAGCGAGACAAATTCGAATCGAGAATCGTTGACTCTTCTGACCGACATGCTCGAACATCTGACGACCATGTCTCGTGGCTTCGACTTGCTAAAACGGACAGTCGATTCGACGAACTCTGCCATGATTGCCCTGCACAATATGCTAGAGACGACGAAAGCGGATCCCCGGTTGCCAAATGGGCCCAAGTCAGCACCACACTCAAAGACCTCGACACCAGTCGACTTCATTGGGTTAAGGTCCCGGAAAACCACATCGTCATCGACTTCGATATTCGAGGAGAGGATGGCGAGAAATCGCTTCAGGCCAATCTCGAGGCGGCCCGCAAGTTCCCTCCGACCTATGCCGAGGTATCCAAGAGCGGACAGGGATTGCACCTCCACTATATTTACGATGGAGACGTATCCCGACTCAAAAACCTTTACGACATCCATGTCGAGATCAAGGTCTTCCGAGGCAATTCGTCCCTACGGCGTCTGCTCTCATTGTGCAACGATCATGAGATCTCCCATATTTCAAGTGGCCTTCCGTTGAAAGGAGAGAAGTCTGTGATCAATCAGAAGGAACTCAAGGACGAACAGCATCTACGCAACGTCATCAAGAAGGCTTTGCGCAAGGAATGTTGCCCTGGGACCAAGCCGAGCGTCGAGTTCATCAAGAAGCTCATGGACGAGATGTATGAGTCGGGTAAACCATACGACGTCACCGACATGCGCAATGAGATATTTGATTTCGCTTTGCGGTCGACGCATTGGTCGGATTATTGCATCGTTCTGGTGAACGAGATGAAGTTCAAGTCCGATGATATTCCGAAGGGAAGCGATCCAAAGAACGCCGATATTCTTACCTTCTTCGATGTCGAGGTCTTCCCGAACCTGTTCATGGTCTGCTTCATGAAGAGTGATTCTGATGTCGTCAAGACATGGATCAATCCTCAGCGGCAGAACATCATGACACTACTCGATGAGAATCTGGTGGGATTCAACAACCGCAAGTACGACAATCATATTCTCTGGGCGTGGGGTGTCATGGGATACAACAACGCCCAGTTGTATGATCTGTCGATGCGGATCGTCAGCGGAAACAAGAATGCCATGTTCGGTCAGGCCTATAACGCATCCTATACTGATATTTACGACTTCTCCGCCAAGAAGCAGTCGTTGAAGAAGTGGGAGATCGAATTGGGCATCGACCATCACGAGCTTGGCATGCCGTGGGACCAGCCGGTTCCCGAGGACAAATGGCCGTTGGTGCAATCATATTGCGAGGATGACGTCAGGGCCACCAAGGCCGTGTTCGAGCACCTCAAGGAGGATTTCACTGCACGCCAGATGCTGGCAATGCTCAGTGGCCTGACAGTCAACGACACCACCAACACCCATACCGCACAAATCATATTCGGGAACAACAAGCATCCGCAACCGGAGTTCAACTTCCCCGAACTGTCCGAGATGTTCCCGGGATATGCTTTTGATCGATATGCACTCAAGGATAAGAAGTCCCAGTACATGGGCGAATATCCGGGAGAAGGCGGCTATGTCTGGGTGTATGGCATGGAGAACGGTAATGTCGATCAGGATTACAAGGATATTCCACATCCATGGGAGGTAAAAAACAATGGGTAAGGTTTCGAGCTCCGAATCACCGGTTCGGTTCGTCAATGAAAACAAATACAAGCATCCATCACACATCAGCGGAAGTTATCTATCACGATTGTTCCTTCACGGATATTTGATGGCACTTGGTATCGTCAGCACAAAACCAGATTCGAAGAAACGAGCTTTCTATGCTGAAGGGCTCGATGAAATCGATCTCATGAAACTTGTCGACGCCTATAACCATCATCTTGAAGGCAATGATGAACCGCTAATGATATTTGGAAAGGAGCATGCACAATGGGAGACGCATGGCCCATCTTCGGATCGTGTATAGGGCTAATCATCGCGATTGTGATTCTCGTCTTATTTGTTCATGGGAGCGACGATAGATGGTAGAGAAAGAGGAACATCTCGGAGGCATGTTCGGCAATGTCGGACTGCTTGACGTCTCATCCATGCATCCTAGTTCGATTGTTGCTATGAATCTCTTCGGTCCATATACCGAACGGTTCGACGCCATCCGACAGGCCCGTATCGCCATTAAGCATAAAGACTTCGATCGATGCCTTGATATTTTCAGGAAGTTTGTTCCCGAGGAACGTATCAAAGATCTCGAACCCGTGCTCAAGGGTGAGGATTCCAAGGCGCTGGCTCAGGCACTGAAGATTGCCATCAATGCGGTCTATGGCCTGACCAGCGCCTCATTCCCCACCCGGTTCAACGATGCTGCCAATCCGAACAACCGCAATCTCGACAACAAAGTCGCCAAACGAGGCGCCTTGTTCATGATTGCGCTCAAGCACAAGGTACAGGAACTCGGATACACCGTGGTCCACATCAAAACCGATTCGATCAAGATCGCCGATGTGGACCGCGATATCATCGACTTCGTTACCGCCATGGGTAAACAATACGGATACAACTTCGAATTGGAGTCCATTTATGACAAGATGTGCATCGTCAATAAGTCCACCTACATCGCTCATTCAGCCTACGGCGAGCACTGTGGTGAGTGGACCGCTACTGGGTTGCAGTTCCAGGTTCCTTATGTCTTTAAGACCCTGTTTACCAAAGAGCCTGTCGGTCTAGAGGATTTCCGAGAGACTAAATCGGCTCAGTCCAATATTTTCCTCGATTTCAATGAGGGACTTGAACCGGATGAGCATCATTACAGCTTTGTTGGTAAAGTATCGGCCTTTTCCCCCGTCAAAGCGGGATGCGGAGGAGGTCTATTGGTTCGTGAAAACAATCGAGGGGGTTATGATGCAGTATCTGGAACAAAAGGGTATCGCTGGAAGGAATACTCGGTCATCCGAGACAATGGTCTTTCTTCAGAGATTGACCGATCGTATTACGAGCGATTGGCCGATGACGCGATCGATACCATCGAACAATACGGATCGTACGAATGGCTGATCGACGAGAGTAGTCCATATTCCTCACCGAATCCGGCATCGAACGATCTCATGAAGGAACTGACCGCATGACCTGGCCCGAGGCGATCATCGTTATATTTCTGGCCGCTCTCATGCCGGTCATCAGCTGGTTCTGTGATCATCATCATTTCTAAACACTATAAAGGAGTTCATCCATGAGTATCAACTTTATTTTCGGACTGATTCTAGCCATGGTCATCGGAACGATCATCAGTTATCTGGCGACCCAAGGAGCTGACTTTTTAATCCGTTATATTCGCAAAAGGAATCACTGTGAAAAGAACACCTATCTCAAGGATTGGCGTATCGTTGACTTTGATCCAGATATTCCTGCGGTTCAGATCAACGCCGAGGAGTTAACTGATGATGAAGTGATTCTCGATGCGCAGGAATTCTGTAAGGATGATGATCGAATCGTCTTCATCATGGTCAAAACCGCTGATAAGATGAATTTGGTGACCAAGAACGGTGCGTCTGACGCCACTGATATTTACAAAAAGTTCCACAAGGAGGAGAACAATGAGCCGGAAGATGAAGACGTTGATCGGAATGACGATCGCGACGACAATGATTCTTCTGATGAAGATCGTCAGTAGCATCACCTGGATCCAAAATCATATTCTCCGGATGCGTGACGAATACGACGAGCTTCGCAGAATCAGCGATGATATTTATACACAGGGATTGAGGATCACGGAATCGATCAATGAACTCGGTTGCGATCCCAATGCCGAATACGATATCGACGATGATCCAAACTTCTCCGACATGGGTGACTGTAATGATTAATTTGACAAATTGTTTGATATGCCTATCAATGGTGGCCGTTGCCCTTATCGGACTCCTGGTGGACTGGTTGATCACACCAACCGACGAACGCGTCAATGACGCTCCGTATCGATATCTGCTGTGGATCATCGATAATTCACTCCATCGCGGTCGTCATGCCCGTCGATGGACGCATCCGACCATCTGGTGGGCGGAGTATCCGCGATATAAACATATGCTATAATGAAGAGTTATAGTGTATGAAAGGAGTCCACCATGGACAAGAAAGATATGCTCACCATCACCAGTGCGGTTATCACAGCTGCATCCGGTGTGATCACCATCGCCTTAGCCTATAAGGAATACAAGACGACCATGAACGATCACGAACGGATCCAGCAGCTGGAGGATACCGTAAAGTGGATGGTCCAGCTCGATCTTGATCCCCAGAAGGAATCCGATCAGAGCAAGAACTGATCAACATTATAGGCCCGTGCATCAACGCATGGGCCTATATTTTTTACGAAAGGAGCAAACCATGAAACAGCGCACCATCGATACAGCCCGAGAGGCGAGACTCTGGATCAGGGACATCATCGTCCCTGCGGTTGGGGTCATCGCGTTCGTCGCACTTAACACAGGAGCCAACGAGCGGTTCAGGTCCGTGATGGACCATGTTCGCAACAGGAAGCCAGGCCGGCCATGATGATAAATATGTATCGTGTCGTCATCAAAACCGATCAAGATACGATCTATAGCAATTATTCGCCGAAAGCTCCATCCGCATACGAAGCGATCCGCATTGCAGGATCGATCGTTCCCAATCTCGATAATCTTCATTTGAAATCGATAACTGTGGAACGAACGGATTGGATCTTATCGGAAGGAGACCACTGATGCGTGAGGACGAACTCAACGAGCTCATGGGGTGCGACTGCGACTACGACATTCGCCCCCATGATGTATATTTCAAGGACCACAGGATCGTTGCTGTGTTCATCTGCACCGGTTGCGGCAAACAGGTGATGGTTGAAGGTCCCATTGAAATCATCTACGACATCGCCATAACCCGGCATAAGCGCAAGGACTGATCATGGACTTCAACATTCATATTTCACCGAAATTCCGCAAATCAAAGAAGGAGACCACCATGGAGGACAAGACCATTAATGTCAACGACGAGATCAACAAGGCGGGAAGCACTGTCATGGACTTCATCGAACAACATCCGGAAGCGCTGCTCGTGGCCGCCGGTGCCATTTTCTACGTCGGATACAACATCGGCCGCAACAAGTCGATGATGGATGTCATGCGCATCGCGGCCATGAGTGATTGATTCGCGACAAGGTCATCGCTTATAATGAAGGATATTCATAGGAAAGGAATAACGATGACTATTGAACTGCTCGACTATCAGGTCGTGGCCCTCATCCTGATCGGCGCATGCATCGGTGCGCTCGTCTGGTATATTCTCGATCTCAGGTTCGAACACAAGGACATGAGCCGAAGGGAATTCGCCAAACGGGTGTTCCGTGAATTCGCCGGTCTTGGATTCGAGAACCGCGTCGTGAAGTCCGACAATCATGGAATCAATCTCGACTGATTTGTCCATCAAACCATATGGGCCTGTGCGACCGACGCATGGGCCCATATTTTTCAGAAAGGATTGCCAATGATCCAATTCCCGCCAATGAAGACCTTCAACGACGGTGAACTCCAAGACGGCAAGAAGCTGGCCAAAAAAATCCTTGAGGAGGCCGCCGAGCTGATGGTGGCGTCACAGCATGACACGCGTGAGCACATGCTCGACGAATTCGCCGACGTCCTCCAGACGCTGGCGAACTTCTACAAGTACTCAGGCATCACCGATAATGAAATCACCTCGGCCATCGATCGGTGCAACAAAAAGAACATTGCTCGAGACCGGATGACCGACAACCGTCCATTTGTTGAACGGGTGACTATCTATAACAACTGATATTTTCAACCAAACTAACGAAAGGAACAAAGCAATGGCAGTCGAAAAGTATGTGGATTCCCGTGGTCGTGTATCGTACCGCATTCGTGAGGCGAAACTCATCTATCCGAATTTCGCCGGTAACGGAGGTCAGTTCAACGACGAGGGCAATCGCAACTTCAACATTGAGCTGACTCAGGACGAATTCGATTTCCTTACCGACGAGGGATTCCGTCCCCGCATGCGTGAGACTGTCTCTTATACACATCTCCGAGCCCACGAGACATGCGCAGATCTCGTATGC